TGAGTGCTAATCAGGATGTTGGGTTTAGTATTGCTGCTTATTCTGGTAGCACGGGAAATTACACCTTTGGACATGGTTTGGGAATTGCTCCAAAATTTGTTATGATTAAGAATAGAAGCAGTTCTTCTACTCCTTGGTTTGTAATGACAAACGCATCAGGTAGTTGGGAATATGGAGATATGTCCTCAGTTTGGGGAGGGGCAGCTGCTCAATCATCTAGTTCTAGTGTTATTGACACTAATAACAATGTATACAATTGGTTCAACCAAAGTGGTAATAATTATATCGCTTATTCGTGGGCAGAAATAGAAGGTTTTAGTAAAATTTCTAGTTATGTTGGAAATGGAAATAATGATGGACCCTTTGTGTATTGTGGATTTAAACCTGCTTGGGTTTTGATTAAAAAAATTAACGGTTCTGGTAATGAAAATTGGAGATTACTTGATTCTTCAAGATGTCCAACCAACCAAAATAATAAACATATTCTTCCAGTTAATATTGGACCAGAAACAACTGAAACTGGAATGGATTTCCTATCTAATGGTTTTAAATTGAGAGATGATGATGCACACCAAAACCAAGATGGAACAACATATATCTTCATGGCATTTGCTGAGTCGCCATTCCAAACAGCTAACGCTAAGTAATAAATACATCAGGGTATCTCTAGTTTAAAATAAAATGGCAATTGTATTTCCAGCAAGTCCTACTTTAAATGATACATTCATTGCTGGGTCTATTACATACAAATGTGTTCAGGTAAATCCAAATAAGTGGATTGGACTGAGTTCCACTCCTACTAATAGATTAGTTGAGGGTAGCAATACGTTAGAGATTGATGGTAGTAATAATCTAGCTTGGACCGGTGGTAATGTTACTTTTGACGCAGGTGGTTCCGAAAGAGTTCGTATAACTTCAGGATTTGGCGGTAATCTGTTAGTTGGAATGGATACTGTATATAATGTGAACGCTACTGCTCATATTAGAAATGGTATCAATATTGTTGCTGAAGATGAAAACGGTGATGTCACAGAAGTCAGTCTAGCTGGAGAACCAGTTGGAAGAATTTTATTTGGTGACACAAGACCTGGAAAATATGCAGGGATTGACTGTATAGCAGATGGAGTTTGCGGCACCAACGATTATCCAGGCAGATTGGTATTTAGAACAACATCTGACGGTAGTAATAACACTGCTGAAAGAATGAGGATAACTTCTAGTGGTCAAGTTCAAATTGCTAATGGTAACCTAAAATTCTCAACAGCAGGAACTGGTATTGACTTCTCTGCTAATGCCAACGCCACTGGAATGTCTAGTGAGGTGCTTGATGATTATGAGGAAGGCACTTGGACTCCTACAACAGTTCTTACTTATAATCCAAGTGGACGTACTATTACTGATGATGGTGTTGGAGCTGGAGTATATGTAAAAATTGGTAAAATGGTCTTTCTTGAGTTTGAAACAGGATACACTGCAATATCTGGTTCTGGTGGATTTAATGTAGGAGTTGCGGGATTACCGTTTCCTGCCGAGGGCACAGTTCAATACTCCAACGCTGGTAATGCTCGAAGTGGAGCGACTGGATCTTTATTTCAATGTGAAGGGATAATAAACAGTCGGATTAGCACACTACGTAGATATGATAACGGCGGTCCCATAAACGGTGCTGACAACTTCGATGGATTTGCGGTTTACAGGTCAACTTAAAACAATCAATAAATACCTCTGCCTAAACCTGTTTAGTTTGGAGAACAATCCTAATGGCATTACAAGAAAAATCAGTAGTAGATAAAATTGAAGTTCTACTCAACGGATGTATTCAAGTAAGAAGAAGAGATCAGATTCTTAAAGATGGTGTGGAAGTTGCTTCTACTTTCCATCGTCACGTAATTGCTCCTGGTGATGATGTAAGCAATGAAGATGATAGAGTTGCTGCCGTCGCTACAACTTTATGGACTGAAGAAGTTGTAGCAGCATATCAAGCAGCACAAGAAGAAACACCTGCTGAGTGATAAATAGAGCTGCCTAACTCTTTACTCATGGAATCAAATCCACAGAAGAAAGAGGAAGCCAAAAAGGAAAACAAATTTGAGTGGGCGGATGAGGGTGTATCAACTCTCGTCCGAGTTATTATTCTTGGTTGGTCAGCAGCAATTCTGACTCTTAATTATGTAACTGTTCCTGGTGTTCCTCAGAAAAATATCGATCCAACTTTTATCGCCAGTGTTTTTACTGGTACATTAGCTACGTTTGGTGTCATGCCTTCTAAGAAGAAGGATGATTCAAAGCAAGCACCTACATTGGAGAAGAAAGATGCAAAAATTGATTAATGGTGTAGCGTTGTTATCTGGTTTAGTTTCTTTAGCTGTCTTAGGGGGTGGTGCTTATCTTTACGTTCAAAAGGATACATTAATCGAGCAATCAAGGGAGAGAGTAACTGCTGCTATCACTGAAGCAATTACAGAAGCACTACCATCACTGGTAGATGCTGCTATTCCAGGAGTCCCTGAGATGACTGGTCCTGCTGTGCCTAGTCCCACTATGCCATTCTAACCATGAATAAACTTAAGATCGTTGCCGCTTCAGTTGGTGGAGTATTTGTTGTAGCACACATAGGTCTGCTTGGATATGTTTTCAGGCAGGAACCTGAACCTGTGGTTCAACCTCCTACATTTCACATCCCCCATGGTCCTTACTCTTCTTATAAGATTAAGGCAGGTAAGGATGGTTATGAGATTGAATTCCGTGCTGACGATCCTAAGGTTTTGGAGTCCGAAAGGTCTCTAGATGTTGACAAGGAACGTAGAGGATTGTTTGGTGGTGGATCTGAAATCAGAAACGAATGGCGTCGTGATCAGTTCACCCGTGAAGGTACTCGTAACCTAGGGGGTGCAACAGATGACGAGGGAAAGTTAACTGCCAAACAAGCAGAGTGTTTAGTGGCGGACGCTGGAGCACGAAGTCAAGGTGCGATGGCGGGTAGTGCTATTGCTGCTGGTGTTGCTGTTCCTGCCCTTGCTAGCGTCCCTTACGTGGGTTGGTTGGCAGGTGGATGGGCACTGCTACTAGGACAGAAAGCAGGGTCATCACTAGGTTCTACAGTTGGATCAGTATTTAATGACTGCTAACTGAGAATCTTCTGAGAATTGTTAAATAACTGTGAATATTATTATAATATTATCATGGCACAATCGACCTATAAGAAGCAAGCAAAGAAAGACGCAACTGAAACATTTTTCTTGTATGTATTCTTCCATTCTATTTGGACAGGAATTTTTAAATTATTTGAAGACTAATGCCTGAGATACCCATCATTACAGGCGGGGATATTCGTATTAATGATATTCAAATTAATACTATCCCTACCTATGACTTTAATAGCACTTCAACATCACTACCACTAGCAGCTCCAGTAGTTGTAAACATTGGTGTGCCTGTGGTTAATATACCAGGGTGTGTTGAGGCGACTGAAACTAATACTGCTAAAAATAATCAATTACGAACGGATGATCCTAATGGTGTGGTTACAATTTGCGATTCTGGTGTTCCCAATTTTAATCCTCTTTCTTTTGAACCAAACCAGATGATTATGACTGGTCCACCTCAGGTGGATAACAGAACACCAGATAAACCTACACCACCAGAAACAAAAATAGATACACCACCCCCACCTCCACCACCTACTGCCAAAATAGAATGTCCTACTAAGGTACAGCAGGCACAAGAACCTGTAGGAACATTAGTGGAAGGATTTAGAAAGAGAGTTACTGGTTATGAACTCATCGATAAGACATGTGTTCAGATAACAGAATCAGTAGGACTCCCCACACAAATTGTTGCTGGTCTACCTAGTGGTGGACAGGTTATGCAGGTGGGTGGTATTGCTGTCATCGCTACATCATCAGCACTCATAGCAAAACCACTGGCAGATCTGCTATTGAAAGCAGTCAAACCAGCGGTTAAGAAAGTTATGAAAAAGATTTCTACCTTACGTGGTAAGAAACCTCCTATTTTGTCTGTAGGGGAGCGCCTAGCAGAGCAGCGTCAGATGAATCATGCTGTGAAGGAGCTTCGTTCTGTCTTCCCGAGGAGGAAGAAGAAACGCTAGGGATATTGTGGTAGTGTGGATGCTTATGTCCTGGTGGGTTGTTTACTAAGACATCAGCACATACACCATAGTATGGTGACTTGGGGTGGAATTGAATTCCTTTTAACTTTAACTCACCACAATTCTTAAGGCGAGCAATCTCAAAGTCCAATCTTTTATTAGCA